AATGACATTGTCCAAGATATGTACCTAAGACTAAATAGATATATCGATAACCCAGAAAAAATAATAAAAGATGGTGAGGTTAATTCTTACTTTATATATATCACTTTACGCAACCTGTTCTATGATGCTAAAAAGAGTCAGAAGACAGAAATCAGTAAAGACTATTCCAATGCTGAAAGCATCAATATCCTTTCATCTCTTGCGGAAGTTCCAGAAGAAACAAAGGAAAATGACCTTATGGAGGAGGCATATTTTAATATATTTGAAGCCATTGATAAGGAAGTTTCTACTTGGCATTGGTACGACCAAAAGCTATTCAAGCTATACTACTATACTAATCAGTCTCTTAGAGACATTGCTAGCGATACAAAGATTTCACTTACGAGCATATATAATTCTTGTAAAAACTACAGAAGGATTATTGAAGAAAAGTTCGGTGAGGACATAGAAGACTTTTTCAACCAAGATTACGACAAGATATGAAACGCAGAAAAACAAAAGCAGAGATAAATAAAAACATAAAATTCATCCCTACAACTGAATTTAATAGTACATACTACTACAGTAGAACTAACAGAAAATCATCTTATGTTGATAGGGCATTAATTAAAGGAAAATGAGTACACCAGAAGCACCAAAAGATAAACGAACCAAAGCATACAAAGAGTGGAAGGCCAAGTATGACTCAGCCCCAAAAGGGCTGGGTGATACCATAGAGAAGATAACTACAGCCACAGGAATAAAGAAGGCTGTAAAGTTCTTAGCTGGAGAAGATTGCGGTTGTGATCAGCGTAAGAAAGTCCTTAATAAGAAATTTAGGTACAAGAAACCTGAGTGCTTACTTGAGGGTGAATATGACTTCATTAGTGAGATAATTGAAAGCGGAGTCGGAAGATTAGATGCTGACCAAGTAAAGCGAATGGTCGAGATTTACAACAGGGTTTTCAGGGAAAACAGAAAGCAGACGAACTGTAACTCTTGTTTTATTAATAGTATATTCAAACCATTAAAAACATTATATGGAGCCTATAAATAAAGAAGCCGATTTATTCGACTTTCTTAAACGCAGTAAGTATCCGGACCTTGTCAAGGCTAAAAGCCAAATGAGTAGATGGGATTGTTACTCGCCAAAGGGCAGGCACCGTATAGAACTTAAATGCAGAAGAAAACATTATGACACATTACTTATTGAAAAAAAGAAGTTTGATGCGATCATTGAGGTTTGCGAAGACAATCTCGATATACCTATGTATATTTGTAGCACTCCAAGTGGCGTATTCGTATTTAATCTATTTTGGGTTGAGCCTAAGTGGGAAATCAACAGAAGAAATCCAGCTACTACTGAGTTCGCTAATGGGGCTAGAGTAGAGAAGGAAGTGGCATACTTAGATATAAAAGAAGCAACAATATTATGAATGATCCTAAAAAAGCGTTTTATGGTGGAGGATATGTGTCCGATTACAGTGACTATGTAAATCCTCCGAAGGAGAATAGAAAAAAGATACCTGTTTATTCAGGGGTAATTAATTACTTTCCTGATGCAATTAAAGAAGTTGCTAAGTGCAGCTATGCAGGACAGCAACAGCACAATCCTGATAAGCCATTAGCTTGGGACAGAAGTAAGTCTGGAGATGAGTTAGACGCTTTAATGCGTCACCTCATCGATGCAGGGACAATAGATACAGATGGCGTAAGGCACTCAGCTAAAGTAGCCTGGAGAGCATTGGCTAATCTACAAAAGGAAATAGAGAATGAAAGCTAAACGAATTACCCAAGCACAGAAGCTTAAACAACTAGAAAGCAATGTTGCACAGTTGCAGTCAATGGTTGTAGATATATATAGAATGGTGCAAGAAAATACTAAAGCCAGAACAGATGGAAAAAGTTAGAGATATAAAAAAAGAAGATTTAATTGAATTAGGATTTAAGAGAATAGATGAAGACGGTATAGAATACGAATATATATACAAAAACAACACGCTTCTATATGCTTATATACACGATGTTATTGTGGATACATTTTTTGTTTCGTTTTCTATAGGTAGATTAGATGTGAGTATTGATTCTAAATCTGACCTTAAAAGAATTATAGATGTAACAACAAGAAACATTACTCAATCGTGGATAGATGTAACAATAGGAAACACTACTCAATCGTGGATAATATAAAGCTGCTTGATGGTACCGACTGGGCTATAGATGATATAGTCGAAAAGATGCACGATAATGAGTTCTACTATGGCTACCTTAACAAGGCATCCCTGTCCTCATCGTCCTGCAAGAAATTACTAGAGGGTATCGACAGCTACTTAGGTAATCGAGAACCTTTAGATAGTAATATGAAGCCGCTCAGAGATGGTAGGCTTATTCACGTTTCACTATTAGAAAAAGATAAATTAGATGACTATTACCATTTTGTTGATGTGGCTACTAGGCGTAACAAAGGCTATAAGGAAGCTGTTAAAGACCCTTCTTTGGAAGGTAAAGAGATTATGCTATCTAAGGAGAAAGTATGGGCGCAAAGCATTGTTGATGCTGTTTTGGACAACCCAACAGCAAATGAATTATTTACAGGAGGTGAATACGAGCTACCAGGCATCGGATACGTTGATGGACTCCCCTTCAGAGCCAAAGCAGACTGCCTGAATGGTGATCGGATTGTCGACCTTAAGACGACATCCGATATAGATTCTTGGCACTATAATATGGAATTTTACGGATATGATGCACAAGCATACATTTATATGACCATATTTAAGAAAAAAATGTTTACCTTTGTTATTGTAGACAAAAAGACACTGAAAGTAAAAACATATGACGCAACACCCGATGACATACAACGAGGTTACGAGAAAGTTAGCGAGGCAATTGGAAACTATATTGACGGAGTGGGATTTTGACACTTCTATAGAAAGAGATTACTTCATACTTACTTGCCAAGATATAATAGCCGGAGTTCCATTAAAAGAGCTGTACGTCAGTATAAACTTGTTTGAGGAGCTGGAAGCTTACGAGGAGTGTAAGGGAATACTGTTGGCTTGTCAGTTATGTACTACACTAACAATGCAAATATATTTAAACAAAGACAACGATGAATAATGAGATAGCCCAAGAGGTAAGTAGAATAGAAAAGATAGTATCAACTGTAACCGGTAGAGACTTAAAGAGTGATGTAAGAGACCATAAGAATGTTATGGCCCGTTCCATATTTTATAAGGTGGCATACAACTACCTTTGTAAGATAGGTATGGAGAAGGGTGCTAAGTCCTATGTAGCTAAGTTTATGGGTAAGGATCACGCTACGGCACTGTATTCTTTAAGTAAATTTAAGTATGACATACTTGGTTCCCCACTAAACAAAAAGATGTACACTAAGTGCGTTGAGGTATTTGAAAGCGTTGGAGATGTCTATTCAAGTGTAGATGAAAGAGACCTAATGATAGATGAACTGAAAAACAAAATAACCGACCTTCAGTTAAGATTAAAGGATGCTAAACCTTATCGTGAAGAGGTTGAGGTACTTGTGGACCTTGTGAATCAAATTCCTAGCCAACACATAGAGACTGCTGAGTTCAGAATATTAACAATGTTAAAAGTATTTAAAATTGCACCGAAGAACCAAGAAACCAAAGTTATCGGCTCTTACGAAACGGTTACAGGCTTCTAGGAGTATGGAAGCTCAAAGTTATTGTTTCAATAAAGGATATAAGATATACCCAATCCCTGAAGGATTGGATTACCGTATACAAATAGAGTATAAGGGTCAGACTAAACTGGGAGAAAAGACATACAGCAAAACCGAATGGTATGATGCTATATGGGAATTATACGATAGGATATATGAAGGAAGAAACCTATAGACCGTTACCGCCTTCCCTTACCATTAAACGCAGTGGGGTCGATGGTCTAGGCTTATTCGCTAACGAATATATAGAGGCAGAAACTTATCTTGGAATCACACATATTTTCTTGTATATGGAAGCTGAATGGATCAGAACTCCGTTAGGCGGGTTTATAAATCATAGTGCAGACCCTAATTGCTCTATAACATATAAAGATAATGAATATGGTAGAAGCAAAAGAATATTATACACAGAGGAAGATATAGCTCCTGGAGAAGAGCTTTTGGTTTATTATTCTTTAGATGAATATAAAGATAAAATAAGTAATTTTAAGTAATGCCTAGACAAAAGCCAGAACGAAAGTATATGAAGAAGACCGATGGTCGGAAGGGCAACGGTGCAAAGCGTGGCGATGCACTTGTTCGGAAGACTATGGCTACTCCTGCCAATATAAACAAGGCTAAGAAGAACAGGTCAAAGATACTTGCTACCAATGCGATAGAAGAGGTTTATGGGTCTGAGGCTAACTTCTGGAAGATGGTTGCGGAAAAGGCGCAAGACTCGCAGTACGACCGTAAGATGGTTATTGAGTACGTATACGGTAAAGCAATGGATAATCCTGATGCCCTGTCCCAAGCAAAGGACATAGACTTCTCCATCGTAAACATCTTTACAGGCTCAGAGAAGCCAAAAGAAATAGAAGACATAATCGACATTACACCCGAAGATGAAGGTACCGAATCTGAACCCGAAGTATAAATCGTTTGGTAATGACTCCAGATACTTTATCACCACAGGTGGTCGAGGGTCTGGTAAGTCTTTTGCTGTTAACGTATTCTTGCTGCTCCTTACATATGAGAAGGGACACAAGATACTTTTTACACGGTACACGATGGTATCTGCATCTTCATCGATTATACCTGAGTTCATTGAGAAGCTAGAGCTTATGGGGGTTGTCGAGGACTTTCGCATAACGAAGGACGAGATAACAAATATAAAGACAGGCTCATCGATTATGTTCAAGGGGATACGCACCGCCTCAGGGAATCAGACAGCATCACTCAAATCGTTAAACGCAATAACCACCTTTGTCCTGGATGAAGCTGAAGAGCTGATAGACGAGGACACATTCGATAAGATTGACCAGTCTGTTAGAGTCAAGACTAAACCCAATAGGGTTATCCTGATACTTAACCCAACCACTAAAGAACACTGGATCTGGGGGCGTTTCTACGCCAACAGAGACATTCCCGAGGGCTTCAACGGTATTAAGTCTGGCATTACATATATACATACGACATACTTAGATAACACTGATAACCTGTCGCAGTCGTTCCTGAATCAGATAGCAGAGATACGTAGACGTAGACCTGAGAAGTACACACACCAAATACTTGGTGGATGGATGGAAAAGCAAGAAGGAGTTATATTTACTAATTGGAGAATAGGGGAGTTTAACGATAACTATGAGACCATCTTCGGACAGGATTTCGGTTTCTCTGTTGACCCCACCACACTTGTGAAGCTGGCCATCGATAAAGGCAACAAGCGGATATTCCTAAAGGTAATGTATGCCAGGACAGGAATGTCTACTACACAAATAGCAGACTTTAATATTCGTTATGCAGGTCCGCACCTCATAGTGTCGGACTCTGCAGAACCACGATTGATTAAGGAGATTAAGCTAAAGGGATGTAACATCACCCCGACCGTTAAACGCAGTGGGTCTATCTTGTCGGGAATAGCACTACTCCAGGATTACGACCTAATCATTGACCCTGACTCCACAGAGCTGATTAAAGAGCTTAATAACTATGTGTGGGCTACTAAGGGACAGACAAAGCCTGTAGATAAATGGAACCACTGTATTGATGCCATCAGGTATGCAGCTCAGTACGTTCTAGTAAATCGCACAAAAGGTTCTTATACTATTCGTTAAACGCAGTAGGGTAGTTTAAAATATTTTTGTATATTTGTTGTGTCGAAAGACAGTGATTGTATTTTTTTCATTTTTTGATTATTGTAGGTAATATCCTCGATTTTGATTGGTCTTGTTGCGTACTTAAGAGACCTCTCAGAGTCGGGGATTTATCGTTAAACGCAGTAGGGTTACTCTTAAACGCAGTAGGGTAAGCGACACATCCGACACATCCGACACATCCGACACAAACGACACTTAACAATTTCTTAACGTTAACTTAACATTGGATTCTCCAGGGCTTTGTATGTTTGCCCTATGAAGAAACCGACACTAAAGCAAATTCTTGAGGCTAAGGGATTCAGCCCACAAGATGCTAAGACAACCGCAGAGCTGGCAAAGCTCGCCACAGAATCCCCTAATATAACAAAAGATGGTATAACATTTAAAATCACTATATAATGACTTGGATATTAACAGCACCGCAAACAAAGGTGCAGAAACTAAAAGAAGCCACTAAAGGTGGTAAGATATTTAGTGCTACATTCGAAAAGAAGGACGGCACTATTAGAACGATTAACTGCAGAAGAGCGGTTAAAAAAGGTGTGACGGGCAAAGGTATGTCCTTTGACCCGGCATCAAAAGGATTAATGGTCGTATACGATATGCAGAAGCAGTCGTTTAAGATGATTAACTTGAGTACGCTTATAGAAGCAAAAGTAAATGGTAGAACAATTAAATTTATATAAAATGAAAGAAGGATTCGTATTAACAACAACAGAACTATGGACATCAAATGATGTCGTTCACGTAACAGCTTTAGGCTTAGATGGTAAGGAGATATACTTGGAGTGGGATGCAAACTCACTGCTAAATGATATTCCGAGCCTTTACGAGATGAGTAAGCAGGCATTAACACAAGCTAACGAACATCGTGCAGATATGTTTGCAAAGATGAAACGACAGATTGGAAATGACTTCAAAGCTAAGAGAGGCAGAAAACCTAAGAACAATTAAGCTATGGATAACGAGACGCTTAAATTGATAGAGGACTGCAGGGATCTAATGGTCGATATAAATTCTAACTTGAGCCGAATGGATTCGAGTAAGAAAATAGTTGAAGACCAGGTTCAAAAGTTAAATGATATTTTGAACAAGAAGATAAATCATATGTTTATTTGATATGGAGATAGTAAGTAATTGTTGCGATGCTCCACCGATTTGGAACACCGACCTTTGTTCGAAGTGCAAAGAACACGCAGACTTCATCGACATTGACGACATAAGTGCTTTACTGGATTCTTAAACGCAGTAGGTTCTTAAACGCAGTAGGGTTTTCCCTATCGTTAAACGCAGTAGGTCTATCGTTAAACGCAGTAGGTTTTGCCTTACACCCCGTAGGATTTTTCCTACATTGGTGTAGGGC